CTGATTACCGACACCCTGTTGGATCAGCTCGAACGTGATGCAACCATCACCGTTGACTGTAAGGTTCACGGCCGCTTCAAGCACTCACCTATTGCAGACATAGAGCCTGGCGCCTGCCCGGACTGTCACTTCGAGAATGAAATGCTTAAGGAACACGCCAGGTCCGCAGACTGGATCGACCCCTCAAAGCTACACTAACTCACCACTCATCCGGCTCATCGTCCCAGCCATTCTTCATCCTCTGGACAATCCTCTCCGACAATCCCCGCACAAAGTGCCCGTAGAACTCTTCATCGCTCGGTGATTTGCACTTCTTACAGAGGCGCAAGCTCACTGACAGGCCCTTCCTCTGCCGCACCACTCTCGGAGAAATATCAACCGCCTCAAACTGTTGATGACAGCTCTGGCAATGAGCGAGCTTCTTTATCATTCCTCTTCTCCATCTTCCTCATCTCCATCTTCCTCATCGACAACAACTCCAGGCTCGACCTCATCATCGTCCTGTTCAAAGCCATCCTGTTCAAAACCATCATGCTCAATCACTTCCGGTTCCGGAGTTACGTTCTTCTCGACATTGCCGATCTTGTTCTGTTCCATCAGGTTCCGCAACCTTGCCTCAACTTCCTTGCGATCCATCTGGTCGATCTTCCCATACTTCACTTCCTTCCTGTCCACCATCAACCCCGCCAGCTTCGCCCGTCCCAGCTCTGCCGTTACCGCTGCGCCGAATGAGCCATCTGCCAGGGCGGCATCGCGTATTGTTTTCAAATCCGATGCCACCTTCTCGAACGTGATCTCATACCGCTGCCTCTGCCGTGCCTGCAAATCCCTGATCTTTTCCTGCACATGTTTATAATTCTCATTATGCAATAACCGATTGGCAATTATCTCCGGATGCTTATAGCCGGCCTTGAATGCACATTGACTCTGATTCAAATCCTCATACACATACATGTCAATAAAAGCCCGTTGCTTTTTTGTTATCCTTTTTTTCGTATACTTTGCGTAACTCATTATTTCTTCACCTCTCTACTTGGAGTGAGCGGTAGAGGGGAGGTTGTTCTATACAACCCTTTCCTCTCTCCTTTAGGAGAGCATACCACCATACCACCATACCATGTGCATTCCATAAGGGTTTCAAGCGTGGTGGTATGGTGGTATGGCATGGTATGATCATACCACCATACCATGTATACTTTCCTTATTATATAGGGGTTTCAGAGGCACATGGTATGATTTGCGTAAAGTAACCATACCATCGTTTTTTACGCAAAGTGACCCTATTTTAACGCCCATTTTCATCCCCCTCTTTTTCACGCTCGGTAAACATATCGTGCCCTTTCTTCCCCGAAATAATGCCCAGCTTTACTGCCTTATTATAGGTTGTCCGTGCGACCTCCGACGGGAACGCCACGAAATTTCTGAGCAATGGGCAACGCATCTTGTCTGCCAGGCGATTAGCCCTTTCATAGTTCGGTATGTATTTATCTTCTTTCATTCTTCCTCTTTATCGCACATCCGCAAACAAAGGTGCATCATTATAAATCCTATTCTTTGCCATCTCTGCATACTCAGGGTTCAGCTCGATTAAAACAGCATTGCGATTATGTTGTTGTGCAACCAATCCTGTCGTGCCAGCACCGCCAAAAGGATCAAGCACAGTTCCCGCTTTAGTTTCATTGCTTTCACATTGGCATTGCTTGTGCAGCCCCTTATCTAAATACTCGTTGTCACACTTCAGTCCGCTTTTATAAAATACTTCAGTCATGGCTTGGTCATAGGTATTATCTAGCGACAATAGTTCTTTTAATTGAGTCCAATCATCTTTGTCAGGATAACTGCCACCCTTTTCAAACCAATGATGAGGCGCTTGTGTGCCAAAGTGTTGTTCTATTTCATCAATAGTAAGACTAGACATGGCTCTGTATTCTTTTAAATAGAGTCTCAGCTCTTTGTGTTTTGGCAAGTTTCTATACTCTACAATTTGATTGCGAAATTCTTTTTCAATAATTGCATAAGGTTTTCTTTCTTTCTTTGTTTTAACAATGTCTGCTCTTATTTGTTCTACTTCTTCTAAAGTTAGATTCCTTTCTACATTAGTTTTTCTTTCATAAGGTGTTCCACATTCCACACATATTTCTTCAGGGCAACCCGCCAACACACAAGGCTCTATCAAGTCAGGTGGAAAGGTAGCAAAGTGTGCGCCCTTGAATGGCTTGGTGGTAACTGTCCAGACTGAGCGTTTGTTTCTTTTGTATGGTGTAATTATTTCCCTACCCCATTGTTCACTTCCATTTCTGAACATTGGATCGCCTTCTTTTATTATATTTTTTTTGGCTTTCTCACCACCAAATGTTTGCTTTTCATTTGGTCTTTTAGAATCTTCTTTAATCGCCTCATTATCGTAGTAATATTTCTTGTTCTTGCTTAATAAAAAAATATATTCATGTGACTTGGTGCATCTATCTGTCACGCTCTCAGGCATAGGATTAGGTTTATGCCAGATAATATCCTGTCTTAGATACCAACCATCAGCTTGTAGAGCAAAAGCCACTCGCCAAGGGATGCCGATTAAGTCTTTTGGTTTTATTCCTTTGCTCGGTTTTGGTCTGGTTACGCCATAGTCCTTATCACCACGCAATGTTTGATTTGTTGTGGTCTTTCTTCCACCACTTGAATAAGAATCCCCCAAGTTAAGCCAAACAGTTCCATCATCTCGCAAGACCCGTTTCACTTCCCTAAAGACTGCCACCATATTCTCTACATATTCTTCTGGTGTATCTTCTAAGCCAAGTTGGTTGTCTTTTCTAATTGCACCGCATTTTATACAGGCAGAACGATTGCCTCTGAATGGTCTATCAACATCAGGCTTCAGGTTGTCGCTGTAATGATTTATGGTGTGTTCGCAGTTATCATCACCACCTTCCCATTCAGCCGTTCCATAATCTCTAAGCCCCCAGAAAGGAGGAGAAGTAACACAGGTATTAACTGATTGCTCTGGCATTGTTTTTAATACCTCTAAGCAGTTGCCTGTTTTAATTTCGATCATTCTTCCTCCCAGGGCTTTACCCCCTCGTTATTAACCAACCAATGCCACGTCTGTTTGCCCGGTATCGCATGGGTCAGCACGCGGCCACCGAGGTATTTCTGCACAAAACTCACGGCTTCTTTTCCTTTCAACTGACCGCTTGCCAAGCCTCTGTCTTTGAGAGCCTTGCGTGCCAGCAATTCAAGCTCGGCACGGGTGTAGAATTTTGTCTTGTCCATTGAGTTTGCCACCGTGTGTGCAATGTCGACCTCATCAATCTGTTTTTCTGTGTCAAAGTCCACGATGTTCCAGAAGCCAGTGTCAAAATTGAAGTACGCCGCATGACTCTCAGGCTCTCTTGCGTTCCGTGCCTCATAGAACAGGGTGACGTTCGGTTTTTCACCGAGTAGCTTGACGCCTGAGTCAAACCATCCCGCAAATGCTGAACCACCACGGGCGGACATGAAACTCATGTCGTCCTGGCGTTCCTTGCCGGTGTGATGGGCGAGGATTGCGGTCACTCGGTAGGTGTCGATCAGCTTATCCACCCTTGACAGAAACTTCTGCACGTCCTCATTCTTGTTTTCCTCTCCGGAAAAGAAGTTGATCACCGGATCAATCATGATCATGTCGGGCTCATGGAACTCGATCGAGCGTGCCACCATGTCGATGTCAGCATCGCGCATCAGGTTTTTCTGTAGGCGTCCCGTGACCACCAGGTTCTGGTCAATCAACTCTATCATTTCCGAATGCTGTTCATAGGATTTGAGGTAGAGTTCCACTCGATCCCTGATGTAGGCATCGATGATCTCGGCCTGCAACCACATGACTTTCATCGGTCTTGGAAATTCCTTGCCCATGAACTTGCTGCCGGTCGAGGCTGCTGTTGCGAAGGCGCCGATCCAGTGGGACTTGCCGATCTTCGGCTTGCCCAGAAGCAACACCCGTCCACGTTCAAAGATAAATTTGTCGCCCCAATACTCGGTCGGGGTGGGAATCTCCAGTTGGCGGAAGGCGCCCCAGGGTAAAAGGCCGAGGGGATCAACCTTTGCCGGTTTGTCTTCCGCCAGGTTCTCGATCGGGTCTTCCTGTTCGAGAATTTCTTTTTGTTCGTCCTCAAGATGCACTTCCCACTTGCTCGTTTCCCATCTGAGCATGCCCATCTCTACATCTTCGGGATGTCTTTTTATGTGTCCATTGACAA